TGGTGATCCTTGTAAGGGGCTTTTGACAGTAATCTGTGAGCCGACGTACCGCATCTGTATACTGCCTGACGGTCTTGTCTGACAGCTTTGGTGCCTTTTTGAGCATAAAGAGATCCATAATATACTCATTAGTGTTATCCACCGTAGCAAGCTCTGTCTCCGGAACCTCTACCTCTACCTTTGTCAGTTCATCGGTGAGGACTACACCGAGCAAATCCAGCTCCTGGCTGTCCAGATGATAACGCATTTTCAACATGATGTTGTTCTTGACCTGTTCCTTGATGTCCATATCCGTAACCCTCCACAAATTTCTTGTCTGGAGATCACCGGTGTGGTATAATACTTCCAGACGTGAGAGCGGTACAACTTACTTTGGTCGGTGGGTGTACCGCTGTTTTTATTTAACAGACCATTGACAAATACTTGCAGCAATGGTATTATTTGTTTGAAGAGAACAAATGTTCTGTATTCGTGGACTTGTCCCGGTGCAGGACATTTTGTTTTATGTAACTTTCAGTTTTATTGTGTAATAATACGTAGTATTACACATATTTACCCAACAAAAAAACCACCGACCGATTATGGTTAGTGGTTATAATCTGCATTGTTAATAGTTATCAATGCTTTTTCAAGTTCCTTTGCTTCTTCATACCTTCTTTCATTGCAAAGCCGCTCGATTTTGGCTCTTACAACGATTCCGACTGTCTTAAATGCTTCTTCCGCTTCTTTTCCAGCAGACACTGAAAAAGGATGCCCGTAAGTCTCAATCGTCTGCGTAAATTCTCTATCCATGCATTCGCACCTCCCTGATATTGAGAATACTATACCACCAACCATATTCAGTTTTCAAGGTTCTCTGGCTCTATGCCGGTAAATATTCATCCAGAGCCTGCCGGATCACCCAGGAGATAGATCTGTCCTGCTGCCGGCAGTAATCAATTAATCTCTCGTACTGCTCCGGATCCATGCTGATGTCTTTCCGGATGTTCTTCTTACCCTCTTTCCTTGGTCTCGCCATACATATCTCCTTTCTGTTACACAAATTTTCCGATATTTCAGTTTAGATGTTCATAACACCAGACTTCCATCCTGCTTTTTTAGCCTCTTCTGAAAGAATCTCATTTTCTTCAGCTATAGCCATTTTTCTTTGTTGTTTTTCTAAACAATATATTGATAAAATTTCATCCACCAACTCATTAATACTACATAGCATATCTCCGTCAACCTCTTCGGTTCGTTCTGCATCATTTAAAATATTTTTTATATCTTCTGCACATTCATGTATTTTTCTCATACAAATGCCTCCATAAATCTTAATATTTCAGTTTACAACATTACCAGTTCACCCTTGTTGATAAGCGTACTTGCAATGCTTCTTGTTACATGCGTCATAATTTCAGCTTGTGAATGATTTTCTGCAGCATACTTTCTAACAGAATCCAAATCATAAGAAAATCCTGCATCGTCAAGGTACTGTCTGATAAACCGCTCATTGTCTTCCGCTGAAAGCCTATGTAACTCATGCTTTTCTGTAAATCTACGCTTCACTGCGGTATCAACATCATCTATGAGGTTTGTTGCGGCAATAATTACGTGGTCATTCGTAACGGAATCTAATAGCTGTAATAAACATGTAGTGCTTCTGGAAACTTCTGCGCTTGCACCGCCACCACCATATTCCCTCTTTACTGCCAAGCTGTCGATTTCATCCAACATTACAACGCATTGATGCTGATTGATGAAATTAAACAGATTCGTAAGATTTTTTGCAGTTCCACCAAGATAACTATCAAGCATTCTTGAAAAATTCACATATAAATACGGCATTTCAAATTTATATGCTACATACCTGGAAAAAGCCGTCTTCCCGACTCCGCTCTCGCCATAGAGCAATGTTGCATTCAGATACGGAATCTGTTTCTCCATAAGCTGTAAACTCACATCATTCATGTTCTTGATCAGTTCGAATAATTCCTTTTCTTCATTGGTCAGATAATATCTGCTTTCTAAGTATGTATTTGTCAGATCTTCCATCGTTGCAAAACTGGAAACATTTGCTGGTAGCTCCATAAGATTCATTCCACCAGATCGTAATAGACTTTGATATTTTGTGACTGCATAGTGATTCTTCTGAGTTGTATCTTCCGCACAGCAGCAAAGAGCTGCATCTTTGGCTTTTTGTATATTGTTTTCAGCAACATATCGTACCAAAGCAAGCTGATTCCTCGTCATTCCCATAATTTATTTCCTCCACTAAAATTTAAATGATTTTCATTTTGCGCCGGAGATGCGCTGCCCAGTACTCCGTTATCTTATACTTAGGGCACTCGTCCCGCCACATCTCCCGTCCTACCTCGCCGTCATAGTGGATGCAATCATCGCAGTTATAGCACGGTTCATCCATCTCTCCCTGGCAATGATCGAAACATTCAGCGCTATTCGCACAGTGATTGCAGATACATCCCATGCAGCTCATGTCATTCCTCCACTAAATCCTAATATTTCAGTTTAACTGCCTAATATTATCCTCAATAAATCCTTTCAGAGTAGAAAAACCTTTATTTTCTTCAATTCCTTTTCTTTTCAACTCTGCCTTTATAGTATCCATTTCCTCTTTTACTGACTGATATGCCAGTAACATTCCTTTTTTCATTTCATCATTCATTTTTTCTACCTCCACTAAATCCTAAGTTACTCAACATATTCGCATTTATAACCCGGATACTGTTTTTCTATATTGCCCCATACCTGGTTCATGCTACCCTTTGCTCTGGAGCTAAATTCCTTTGCCCTGGACACATTTTCTGTAATAATGTAGCTACCATCCTTTCTCTTTCCGCCATAGTACATTTTGTTTCCGTACCTGTCAGTGATTATTAATTTCATACTCTACCTCCGCTTTTCCTAAGTTAGCCCATCTATTTTCTTTGCTATTGCCCTTATATTATCGAGTACATGATCGCAGCATTTCCAGATAAGCCAACTGCAATCTCCATCTTTTTCAGCATTCATTACTTGTGTTATTATAGATATATTTTCATCTGGTAATCTTTCGGCAATTGAATCCCATTTAGTAGAGTCAATCCACCTTTTAAATCTTTTCTGATAATATCTGACTTCTTCATTTTTTACTTTCATGTATTCTCCTAAGTTACATCAATTTTTCCACTCATCAGATCCGGAATCAGTGCGTCCCGCAATTCAGCCAAATATCTATTTTCTTGCTGATTCAGGTAATATATGTGCTGTTTCCATGTCTGCATAATCATCACCAAGATGCTTGACAGAATATCTTTGCTGTTGTTCTCAAATCGGATTTCGTTTTTATTCTTTGATGTTGAAAAATAATTATCTTTTTCAAGCTGTGGTGCTCCCAATTTTACAAGCAGTTCATTGAGTCCTGTATCTTGCTGATCATTTTTGTACATTTCGATATCGAATCCCATTCCTTTTGCCAGACTCTCATTGATTGTGAGCTTGCATGCATTTTTTTCTCTCACCACCCTGTTTAGGTCCTCTACTATATCTTCATAGCTCCTATGTTTTACTTCCTCTTCCTGTATATCGAGATAGTGACTCGCCAAAAGAGAATATTTATCCTCTTTTATTTTTTCAATGCTTACTGATTTGCAAAAATCAGGAATACTTTTTCTTTCCCTGATTGCATCCAGCACATCTTCCATTATTTTTTCCGGAATAACCTTTATTTTTTTCTGATAGATTCTGTTAGTATGAGAGGTTCCACCATATTGCCCTTTTTGATCTCTGATTTCCTCTACATATCTATTCCTAATGTCTATCATTTCCGTGGTTACATGTTCTTTGTTTTTGTCCAAAACAATAATACAGGTTCCCACCCCGGTGGACTCAAACATGTTGTCCGGGCAGATAAACACCGCTTCTACCAGGTTTTCCTCTACTAACCATTCTCTTATTGCCTTTTCCTCCTTTTGATTGCTGCTCATTATAGCGGCTGGCAGAAGGAAAACACACCTGTCATGTTTTTCCAGTCCTGTTAGTACAAATGCATAATTCGCATTATTTGCAGGTGGCACTACATAACATTTAGAAAATCGTGGTTGTATCTGTGCGAATGGCGGTATTTCCCATTTCATGTTATACGGTGGATTTGATATTAAGGTTTTCTTCATTTTCATATTTCCGTAAATCTCCCGAATTTTTCTCCTCTTGCGATTTTGTATGTGTGAAATACTTCCTGTTTCAATACATCTGAATGATATACTTTACATTCAATATTTCTAACTGCCATATTGAACAGTAGAAATGGCATTACCTTGCTGTCATATTCATATAATTCAAATTTTTGGTTCTTGTCCATATTCCATTTTTGAATTGTCAATGCCCCTGATCCAGCGCACATATCTGTAACTATATCTGATTTTCCTGCAAGTTTTCCCATAAACACAGCTAAGCTCTTAGGTGTATAATCCTGCATTTTTTCCGTTCTATCTGCATGGTAATACTGAAAAATCATTTGTAACCAGTCGATGCTCAAATCTTTTACATTCTCACAAAATTTTTCATACACTGTCTCATCATTATTTTGAACTGCAGTCAGCAATTTCTCTGGCAGATCTTCGGTTGTCTTCGCATCAAATAATCTCAGTACTTTATTTGTAAGTTCCTGTAATTCCATCCCTGCTGCCTCCTTTACCATCCGATGATACAGTAACCCTGCATCAGTCCATATTCCGGTACATCCCGGAGCACATACATTACTTTACGCGCTTCCATTCTTCCAGTATACTGGCCATCGTTCCATTCTCGCAGGATCAGTATGTCTCCCGGCTGTATATTGTCCTCATCCTTGCGGAGCTCGAAGTTTTTTCTCTCATTCCTCACTGTCTGGAAGTACTTCGGCAGGATTTTCTTCTCCACTGTCTTCATTCTTCTTTTTCCTCTTCTTTCGGTATTTTTCCGGATCATAGTCCGGATTGAAGGAGCTGCGTGTCATTGATATGCTCTCTTTCCGCTGGTCCTTTGCGTATGATCTACGCATGGTCTCTATTTCCGAATCCTGGTTCTCCAATCCCATTGTCAGGAGATCTCCGTAAGAAAAGCTCCGGCGGAATCCGGTCTTTTTATCCCTGGTTAATACTATTCTTGGATAAATTTCTATAATTTCGTATTCCCTGAATGGTTTTCCCCATCTCCCCGGATTCTCTTCGTTTTCTTTTATTTTTATAACATCCCCGATATGTACATTATGGATTCGCGGCGCAGGATCCGGTAGAAGATTGCCGTCCCAGTCCTTATACTGCATTGTTGTCTCCTTCCTGGACGGCTGCTGCCTCTTGGTATCAGCGGCCGCCCCGTGGCTATGTCTATAGTTATCGTGAGTACACTCCAAAAGGCTTATTGGTTTAATTTCTTAATTGTTTCTTTAACGCTGTCGTAATAGCGATTGATTCCACGCACTAAAAGTTCTGTCTGTGTAATTCCCATCATTTCAGCGCAATATTCCATTCGCCGTTTTTCTTCTGGTGTCAGTCGTACTGAGATAAGTTCAGTTCGTGCTTTCATAATTTCTCCGTTTTGTATATACAAATTTGTATATACATTATTTCCATTTGCTGTAGGTCAGGGTTTCCTCCGACCAGTCTGGGTAATGGTCCTGCAGGTACTGCCTAAATATCTGCAGCATCTCCTCCCGTCTGCCCTTGTTGCCGTTATCCAACATCTCATGGTGACTCTGGCAACCCATGGCTCCATTCTGTGGGATCCCGAGTCCGCCGCGGGATCTCGGGATATAATGCATGATGCTTAAGAGCTGCTGTCCGTACCAGGTGACATCCTCCATGTGATATTCCATACGGCAAAAGATGCACTGGTACAGATCCCGCTCCTTGATGATCTGACGGGAGGCAGCATTAAACTCCCGCGCTCTCGCCTGTTTCGACATCTTCGGCATTCTGTCTGCCTCCTTTTCTGAGTTCTTCCAGTCTATCCAGGTATCCGGAGATATCTTTCACCTGCACTCGCGCCGCGCTGATCAGATCCATCTCTGCGTAACGTACCAGATTATCCACTGCTCCACGGATGGACTGGAGATAAGCTGTGCGCTGGTCTCCTTTAGATGGGCAATATTGCGGAAAGTCGTTTTCAAGGTCTGTCTGTCCCGGTACCTGATCATCCGCGTCAGTTTCTCGGGAGGACGAGTCATTTACCTGTGTTTGCGGCTCTTCCGGTGCCGGATCCGGTGCGGCTCCCGGGATGGTCATCTGCTCCGGCTTCTTGTCCGGCTCCTTCGGCTTTTTCTTCGGTTCTGTGTTTGCTTTGGTCACACGGGATTCCTTACGCTTTTCAGGTTTCTTCTCTTTCGGAGTCTCATCCGGTTGCACCGGTGCAACTTCCGGTTCTTCCGGAGTCAGTTCCTCACCGTAGAGATCCTTATACCGCTCCTCAGGACTGTTGCCTCCATCTATGAGAGACCGGACTGCATCACAGATCTGATCCTCTGTGTATTTGCTCCGCTCCAGCGTTTTCAAATTTACGATGGTAGCTCCATCAGAATTAACAATGATCTGCGTGCGGCGCTCTCCCGGGATCCGGACGGTGTACACGGCATCGCCCTGCGGAATCAGGATATCCATGATCTCTGCATTGTTTTTGTTACCAAATGCAGTATGTAAAAAGCATACCATCCATAATTTCCGAAAGAGATCTTCCTGTTCTTTTCCCAGCTGCCAGAGGTTCTTGTACAGCGGGGAGCCCTCCGGCGGGAGCATTGGCTTGTCCGTTACGGCTGCTGCCTCCGCCCGCTCGATCTCTACCTCAATATCCGTGACCTTGCTCTCTGCATCCACCTCGTCCTTTATGTCCTGAATCTCTGCCTTGGACAGCGTAGGCGGAAGCGCCTCGTTGATCTCGTCCGGAATCTGCAGCATCAAGGTAAGCTTTGCATATCCAAATCCCTTGTAGCTCGGGAGCAGATGATCAGAGTAGCCATCCTCCGAAAATCTGTCATTGATGCTGATAAAGCGGCTTACCTGCGTCTTATCTATGCCATACTCAGCCCTGGCAAAATCTGTCACAGTTGCATAGCCGCTCTCTGCCAGTACATTTGTGTCTCTGGCCACCTTGAGCAGATAGCCGATCTGTACAAAGTCCTCTGCCGTCCGGGTGAGGACTGCATCCAGCTCCTTCTTATATTCCTGATATGTTTTTGTGTATTCCATTAATTCCATCAGATCACCTCCATAAAGTCACTCTCCAGAGCATCCGCAAGCAGTGTTCCTTGCAGGCTCCCGTGCCATACTATCTTTTTCTGCTCCCGCAGTTTTTTATAGCCTTCCCTGCGGGCCTTGTCGCTCTTCTCTGCCAGTTTCTTATCCTCTTCGGATAGATTTTTCTTCACCCACTGCTGCCACTCCTGCAGAAACGGCATTGCATCGTCCAGATCCTTATATGCCTCATTCAGTACGGACTTTTTCTGCCGGATGTTTCCTCCCGGCTCAATCTCCACCGTGTACCAGGGAGTATCCGGTTCTGCGCTGTGCCGAAGGAAGAGCAGATAGGTTTCCCTAATATCCATCCTCTGGAAGTAAATATCACAGGTGTGGATGCAGTGTTTTAACACGATTCCCTCCCGGTAAATATCATCAATACTCCTGGGGGCTACGATGCAGTAAGTGCCGTTATCATACTCGTATTTCTTCAATTCTCCGGATTTCATGAGCTCCTGTGCCCGCGGGAAATCTATTTTCTTTTTTGCAATTTCCTCGGAGGAAGCCAGCATGGATATCTTGGCCACTAACTCGTTATGTGCAATGGCAAGGTCTTTCGGTTTCAGCAGGAGTTCCCTGCTACAGTCCATCTTTAGTTTGGCCATCATGTTCACGTAGTCGTTCCAGTCTCTCCATACTGCCGTTTTTAATTCGCGGCCTCTTAACGATCTCAGCCCTGCCTGTTTGTTCAGGTAGTTACATATTTTTTCAATGGTCAGATATTTTCTGATTGTGGATCCTTCCAGTTCTTTCGGGCTGATGTCTGCTTCGGAAAGAGTCTTTATATCGCAGTCACGCAGTATCGTGTTCATCTCCTTTTCTTTCTGCAGCCAGATGAGCATTTCCATGTTGCCATCCATATTTTTCAGGCGTTTCATCCGGGAGTTATCTATTTTAAGTATCTTTGCAAGTCCGCCGGACGCTTTATTGTCCAGTATTCTGTCCAGCTCGCACCATCTGTCGTTTACCATATCCTTTGCCAGTCTGTACAGGCCCGCCTTGTAAGCCATCTCGATGGCAGGATAACGGTGCTCCTGGCTTAAAAAATACCTCAGACCTGCTGCCTTATACCCTTGTTTCACGGCAATCGGATATGCCGTTTTGTATTTTCTAAATATCTGACCAAAATTTTTTTGGTACATGGTCTCGTAGTGTTTTCCCACCCAGGCTTCAGGATCTGCTGCCCAACGCATTCCCCTCCTGCGATAATCCATGTAGATATATGTCCCCCATCCTTTTGCTGTGACAATGGTTCTCCTATACTCGCGGATGGTGTAAGTAGATTTATTAATGCTCAGGGCATCCTTATCGTCACATCTCCGCACTTCAAAGTCTCTCTGCACCAGTCCGTCCTTATATCTTTGGATGCAGGAAGCATCATGTGCACGTATCCAGATGCATTGTGTTTTCTTTGCCCGCGATATGTATGTGACCTTTTTCTTACAGACTGGGCATCTACTCTCTGTGTTGTGTGTCGGTTTTTCCGGCAGCTTTACCCTGCCGATGCACGACGTACAATATCCTTCCGTAGATTTCGACGAGGCATAATAAATATAATTGCTGCCGTCGAATGCGTTATGATGCCACCAGGTCTCGAATCCTTTGGGTGGATCCTTGATCGGCTGCATATCCTTATCCCACTGATCCGTCAGCTTCTTTATTTTTTTATCCTCATTCCGTTTTTTACAGCCTTCCTGCCACTCGCACATCCCCCAGAATCCTTTTTTTATTGTCCCCAGGATCTTCTGTATCTGGACGTTGCCTGGCGGATTCATGTATACATACTCATCCCAGTCTTTCTTGTACCAGCTGTAATCTTCCAGATTGTACCCATAGGCCTTTCGCCATTTGTAGGATCCGTCCTCCTGCCTCTCCCTTGTGATATACTCATCACCTTCATAGTTGACGAAGATATCCCACTTCGGTGTATACACTTTTTTACCGATATCTTCTCTTGTGCAAATGGATACTTTCAGGAATCCGCCCAGCTGCTGACATCTCGCCGCCAGATGGTACTTTTCCTCGTTTATTTTTCCATAGTAATTTCTCTTCGTCCCCGGCTCCTGTAATGCCCGGATCATGGCCGGAGTGGCATTCAGTGTCCTCAGCTTCTCCAGTTCACTTTTTCTCATTTACCCGCCTCCCTTTTGCGTCATAATACACATCCGGCAGGATCTTTATCCCGTCTACCTTAAAAGCACCGATTTCCACGATGTTCCCGTCGCCGTCGTCCCTGACAATGTAAAGGTTATCCCCTGCTTTCCCACGGGCTCTCGGATTTTTTCCCCGGACGATAACATTTCCATTTCTGTATGCCTCCCCGCTCTCCACCATTACGGCTGCTGCCAGTTCTGATTTCGGATGTTTTGACATCCACAACACTCCCAGACGATACAGGTCATCTATCGTAAGTTCTTTTACCAGCATAATCTCAGGTGCCGCAATCCTGCTGCCGTATCCGTCCTCGTCTATATTTCCCCGCAGTTCCACGGCAAAATATCTGTCATCCTCACCGGAATACCATCTCAATACTTCCAGAGGATTGTCTGTCGCATGGAAGCCGGTATCAGCACATCTCGCCTCCTCCTCGCTGTACCATTTCCCAGGTTCGTAATAGAACACGCCTTTTCCCATCGTACAGTTCAGGTCCTTATGGAATCCTTTATATGCACGCATTTCACACCTGCTTTCCCAGATAGTAGTCCAGTATGATCTTTTTTAAATCATCCCGGCCACACATACCTATAAAGGCGGCACTCT